ACGCCCTTAATGGGAAGCCCCTTAAGGCATTTATTTACCAAGATCATGCAGCACACATCACGGTCCACATGAGCATGCTTCAAGATCCTGTAACTCTGCAAATCCTCCAACAAAATCCCAAGGCTCAGCAGGTCGTTGCAGCAATGATGGCGCACATCATGGAACACTTTGGCTTCCAATACCGCAAAAATATTGAAGAAAAACTTGGCGTTCCATACCCAGCTCCCGATGCAGAGATGCCTGAGGAGATGGAGGTTGAGATTTCTCGTTTGGCGGCAGCAGGGGCACAGAAGCTTCTACAGGCTAACCAGGCCATGATTGCTCAACAGAAAGCCCAACAAGCGGCACAAGATCCTGTTGTACAAATGCAACAGCAAGAGCTTCAGATTAAGGCCGCTGAGGTTCAGCGCAAAGCAGCAAAAGACCAAGCTGATGCACAGCTCAAGATGTCCCAACAGCAGATTGAGCAGCAACGCATCGCACAACAAGCCGAGATTGAAGGCGCCAAACTTGGCGCTCAGGTTGCACGTGAACGTACGCAACAAGAGTTTGATAAAGCAACGCAGGCCGTAGACGCCCAGATAAAAGGGGTTGAACTCGGCTTAAAGATGGGGGAAGCAATGCAGCAATCTCAACAACCAAAAGGAGAGTAAATGGATGCGCTGAAGTATTTATCAGAGCAACTACAGGCAGAGCGCCAAAGAATTACAGAAGATTTAGCTGATGGCAAGGCTAAAGATCATTCCGCATATTCATTTTCATGTGGGGTGGTCCGTGGGTTATTAGTTGCCAACAATCTAATTGTCGAAATGGCAGAAAGGTTAGAAAAATCCGATGAGTGAAATCCTGATTGGGTCTACGAGCGATCCAAACGAAGCAACGGTATTACCTGAAACACCCGAACAGAAAGCAAAGCAACTGCCAGATCCGTCTGGTTATCGCCTTCTTTGCGGGATTCCTGAAATTAAGGACGAATATGACAATGGTTTGGTAAAAGCCGATCTAACGATGCGGCATGAGGAACTACTAACCACTGTTCTTTTCGTTATTAAGATGGGTCCAGATTGTTATAAAGACCAATCTCGGTTTCCTTCTGGTCCTTGGTGTAAAGAGGGGGATTTTATTTTAGTTCGCCCGCACGCAGGAACACGGGTAAAAATCCATGGGCGGGAGTTTCGCATTATCAACGATGACGCTGTTGAGGGAGTTGTAGAAGACCCCCGAGGCATTAGTCGCGCATAAGGAGTGAGTCATGGCTGAAGAAAAAAACGTTCAAGAACAAGAAGTTACAGACGTTCAGGAAACTGAACAAGATCAAGACCAAGAAAAAGATTTTGAGCTTGAGATAGAGGACGATACCCCCGAAAGTGACCGTGGGCGTAACCCCCTACCTCAGGAAATGGTCAAAGAGCTTGAAGAAGATGAGCTTGAAGACTATTCCGAGAAGGTAAAAAATCGTCTCAAGCAGATGAAAAAGGTCTGGCACGACGAGCGCAGGGCAAAAGAATCAGCCTTACGGGAGCAGCAAGAAGCTGTTGCCTTAGCCCAAAAGCTCGTTGAAGAGAATCAAAAACTCAAAGGTCGTTTAACTGAGGGCGAAAAATCCTTAATTACTACGGCTACAAGCGCTGCTGAATTAGAGTTAGAAATGGCTAAGCGTGCTTATAAAGAAGCTTATGATTCTGCCGACACCGACCAAATGGTAGAAGCCCAGGAGAAATTAAATAATGCAAGTTACCGTCTCCAAAGGCTAAAAGGGTATAAGCCCCCTTTACAAGAAGAAAATAATAGTGTACAAACTCAACAAGCGCAGGTTCAGCAACCGCCTCGCCTTGACCCAAAAACGGAAAACTGGCGCAAACAGAATACGTGGTTCGGTCAAGATGAAGAGATGACAGCGGCGGCTCTTGGGCTGCATCAGAAATTAGAAAAACAGTACGGTGCTAACTACATCGGTACTGACGAATATTGGGACACGGTCGATAAGACCATAAAACGTCGCTTCCCTGATTATTTTGGGGACGAAGATGAAGCGGTAGAGGCCAAACCTCAACGCACAGAAAAGCCAGCTACGGTTGTAGCACCAGCGTCTCGCAGCACCGCCCCCAAAAAAGTGGTGTTAAAACAGTCGCAGATAGCGTTAGCTAAAAAGCTTGGACTCACTCCTGAGCAATATGCGAAGGAATATGCGAAAACGATGGGAGCATAATCATGGCTGAAAATAGAATCACACGTGAACTTGAATCAAGAACTAAAACCGAAAGACCAAAGCAGTGGCAACGTCCAGAAGTCCTGCCGCAGCCCAATAAAGAACCAGGGTACGCTTACCGCTGGATCAGGGTTTCGTCATTAGGGCAGTCCGACGCCCGGAATGTTTCATCTAAATTCCGTGAAGGTTGGGAGCCTGTAAGGATTGAGGAACAGCCACATTTTAAGTTTTTGGTTGATCCTAATAGTCGATTCAAAGACAACATTGAGGTTCAGGGGTTGTTGCTCTGCAAAATTCCAGAAGAGTTTGTCCAACAGCGTAACCAGCATTATCAACGCCAAAACGACGCTCAGATGGAGTCTGTGGACAATAACTATATGCGAGAGAACGATCCGAGGATGCCTCTCTTTAGGGAGAAACGCTCTTCAACGTCGTTCGGTCGAGGTAACTAAATTTAACGAGGTCTTAAAATGGCTTATCCTACTGTAAATGCCCCTTACGGGCTTATTCCGATCAACTTGGTCGGCGGTCAGGTTTTTGCCGGTGCGACTCGTCAGATTCCTATCGCTTCAGCTTATGACACAAACATCTTTTTTGGTGATGTGGTTAAGCTTGTAACGGGTGGAACTCTGGAGAAGGACGCTGGTACATCCACCGCTACTCCTGTTGGTGTTTTCCTTGGTTGTTCTTACACCGATCCTACCTTTGGTAAGGTATTCCGTCAGTACTTCCCTGCTGATACGGCTGCTTCGGACATTATGGCTTACGTCTGTGATGATCCCGATCAACTGTTTAAAGTAGCGGTCGTTTCTTCTGGCGTTACCATAGGCGATCTTGCTCGTACTGATGTTGGTGCTAACGTAGCTTTGGTCCAAAATGCTGGAAGCACGGCTACAGGCAACTCTAAGGTTGCGATTAGCGACACCTCTGCTACGACAGCTACTCTTCCCATCCGTATCATTGACCTGGTCCCTGAGACTGTTAATGCTTCGGGCGGTTACACTGAGGCTGTTGTTAAGTGGAACGCGCCTAACGTCTCTAGCCAGACTGTTGCAAATGGTCATCAGTATCTCAACCCAACTGGAATTTAAGGAGATAACAAATGGCTATTTCACGCGCACAACTACTTAAAGAACTCCTTCCTGGACTGAACGCTTTGTTTGGTCTTGAGTATGCTCGCTATGGTGAGCAGCATAAGGAGATGTTTGAAACTGAAACTTCTGAGCGTTCCTTTGAAGAGGAAACCAAGCTGTCTGGCTTCTCCGCCGCTCCGGTGAAGAACGAAGGCAGTGCGATCTCTTATGACAACGCACAGGAAGCTTTCACGGCTCGCTATACACACGAGACGATTGCTCTTGGATTCTCTATCACTGAAGAAGCAGTTGAGGACAACCTCTATGACTCGCTCTCCAGCCGATACACCAAGGCTCTTGCCCGTGCTATGGCATACACCAAGCAGACGAAAGCTGCCGCTGTTCTAAATAATGGCTTTAACACCAGCTACCTCGGTGGCGATGGCGTTACGCTGTTCTCTGGAAACACCGGTGCTTCTCGTAATGGTCACCCCCTCGTGTCTGGCGGTACAAACGCTAACGAACCCACGACGGCTGCTGACCTGAACGAAACCTCCCTTGAGGCTGCTGTTATCCAAATCGCTGGCTGGACCGACGAGCGTGGTCTTCTGATTGCGGCTAAACCCCGTAAGCTGATTATCCCGAGCGCCCTCCAGTTCACGGCTACTCGTCTTCTTGAGACTGAGCTTCGTGTTGGCACAGCGGATAACGACATCAACGCCATCAAGTCTAATGGTGTCGTTCCTGAAGGCTATACCGTTAATAACTTCCTCACGGATACCGATGCATGGTTCCTCACGACGGATGTTCCTAACGGCCTGAAGCACTTCGTTCGTTCTCCCATGTCCACTTCGATGGACGGAGACTTTGATACCGGCAACGTCCGATACAAAGCCCGCGAGCGTTACAGCTTCGGTTGGTCTGATCCTCTGGGTGTGTTTGGCTCACCTGGAGCAGCCTAAGATTGGGGGCCTTGTGCCCCCTTTCTTTTTAGTGTATTTTTCAGTTATCGACTAGGGTTTTTACTCGTACCGACTGACCTAGCAGACTTTGTAGAGACGGTATGAGGATGTGCTACAACACGAAAGGAGCCTAAAATGGCCTCA